AGAAGAAATGGTATATTGAAAGGAAGTTTCACTTGGGATATGATTCCATTTGATATAATGAAAGACTACGCAGCAATGGATGCTGTTTGTACTTTTCTTCTCTTTCAGAAGTTTGAAAATGCTCTAACAAGAAACGATAAACTATATGGAGTATATAGAGATATACTTCTTACAGGTACTAGATTTCTTACTGATATTCAAGATAACGGAGTGCCTTTTGACAAAGAAAGATTGCAGAAGTCAACAGTTCTTATGCAAGATCAAATTGATGAAGCAATAGAAAAGTTATATACTTATCCTGCTATCAAAGAGTTTGAACATGCACAAGGCAAAGATTTCAATCCTAATAGTACAATGCAACTTCGTGCCTTACTATTTGATTATCTAGGTCTAACACCTACAGGTAAAAAGACAGGAACAGGAGCAGATAGTACAGATGCTGAAGTTCTGAAACAACTCGCAGAACATCATGAAGTACCACAATTAGTATTAGATATTCGTCAGAAAGTAAAGATTAAAACTACTTATCTTGACAAGATATATCCACAGCTAGATAAAGATAGCAGACTTCGTACTGGATTTAACTTGCACGGTACAACATCAGGTCGTCTATCTTCTAGTGGTAAAATGAATATGCAACAAATACCTAGAGACAATCCTATTGTTAAAGGGTGTATTCGTGCCAAAGAAGGACACAAGATTGTTGCAATGGACTTGACAACAGCAGAGGTTTATTGTGCAGCTGTACTTGCAAATGACAAAGCACTTATGCAAGTATTCCAAGATGGTGGTAACTTTCACTCAAATATTGCAAAGTTAGTATTTAACTTACCTTGTGATGTAGATGAAGTTGCAGAACTATATGGAACACAAAGACAAATGGCAAAAGCAGTAACATTTGGTATTATGTACGGAGCGGGTCCAAAGAAGATTAGTGAACAAGTAACTAAAGATAGTGGTACATATTTTAGTACAAGTGAAGCATCAGAAGTTATTCAAGATTACTTTAGACAATTTAATGGTCTAAAAACATGGCTTGATAGACAGAAGAAGTTTATACAAGACAATGGATTTATTTATTCTTATTTCGGAAGAAAGAGAAGATTACCAAATGTTTTCTCAGAAGATAGAGGTATTGCTTCTCACGAAGTCAGGTCTGGAATTAACTTCTTAGTTCAATCTATCGCATCAGATATAAATTTACTTGGTGCTATTGATGCTCATAACATCATAAAACAAGATGGAAAAGAAGATAGAATGAGAATATTTGCATTAGTGCATGACTCAGTTCTTGCAGAAGTTCATGATGACTATGTAGACCATTATAAATTTATTCTAAAAGCATCTATACAAAAAGATAGAGGACTATCAATTCCTGATTGTCCTGTTGGATGTGATTTTGATGTTGGAGAAGATTACTCATTCGGCAAATTTGCAGATAAGTATGAATCTCTCTGATATTCGTTTTCCAGTCTATGTAGTTCACACAGACGAAGTAGCAACTCGTGATGGATTGCTATGGTGTGACGGAAAGATTGTAGACGATAAAAATACAAGTGGTAATTCTATAGGCGAAAGAAGATTAAAGACACCACAACAAAACTTATATGATCTTAAGTATCAAATTGATACTTTCGGTGATATGATAAAACATAGAGGAAGATTCTATGTTGATACAAATGGAAAGTTTTTTATTTATGAAAAAAGTAAAAGTGCAAAACTGAAGTATCATTTGATAGGTAAAGTAGAGCAAAAAGATATTGCTACACTTATTTGGATAAAGGGTATACCCTTTCCATTTGAACTTGCAAGACCGCCTTTTGCATCACAGAGATTTGCAGGAATATTATATATAGATAATAGACCTTCATTTATATATGAATTAAGCGAGGAGAAAAAGAAAGACACATGGCGAAAGATTTAAATAAATATTATAGTCATTTTAACTGGGGTCCTTTTGTGGCTAAGTTTACTTGCCCTAAGAATGTTCTAAAGAGATTGGACGCAGAAGGCAAACAAGCAGAGCGTAGTTGGAATCATCAGTTAGCAGGACATATAAAAAGTCAATTCAAGTATCCAGAGGAGTTTGAACAATGGTTTTATACAGAAATGTCGCATATATTTACTGCTTACAGACAAGCACATTGTGACTATCATGCACTTCCGTATCTACCAACTCCTTTACTTTATCAAAGTTTATGGGTTAATTTTATGAAAGCAGGAGACTTTAATCCACCACATATTCATGGTGGAGATATATCTTTTGTCATCTTTGTAGATGTTCCAAAACAATTAACAAAAGAAATGGAAGAACATGAAGGAACTACTGCAAAGCCTGGACAGTTAGTATTTAATTATGGAGAAAATTCTAAGAGTAAGCAATGGGCAACTATAGGTCATCATATTACTCCAAAAGCAGGAGATATGTATATCTTTCCTGCACAACAGCAACATTGGGTTGCACCTTTTAAATCTGCAGGAGTCACAAGAATAAGTGTGTCAGGAAACTTAAAAGTACAGTATCCAGAAGGCACACCAACTAAGTGGTTCTAATGAGACAAGTACTAAATACACCATATTGGTATAATAAAGAACAAAGAATACCAAAATATTTATGTGAAGAAATAATAGAGTTATGTAAAGAGTATGAAATGAATTCAGCAGGAGTCTTTGGAGCAAACGAAAAAGATAAACTCATGAATACTTCTTACAGACAAACTAATATTGCATGGATTCCAAAAGGAACAGTAGTAGAAAATCTATTACACTCTCATGTAGGACTAGCAAATGTACAAGCAAGATGGAATTTTACAGTTACAGACATGGAAGTTGCACAGTTTGCAGAGTACACAAAAGGACATTTTTATGATTGGCATAAAGATGTTGCATTAAATCCTGCTACACCACACAGAAAACTCTCTATCAGCGTTAATCTTTCAGACCCCAAAGATTATGAAGGCGGTGATTTAGAGTTGAAAAACTATTGGGGATCAAAAGACTTGAAACTACCAACAGCTGAACTTCGCAAACAAGGTACAGTTATAGTATTTCCTTCAATGCTATTACACAGAGTAACAGAAGTGACAAAAGGTAAGCGATACTCACTCGTTCAGTGGTACTCAGGTCCAGAGTTTACTTAGGAGAAAAACATGGCAAATCATGTATATTTTAATATAGAAGTGACCTCGGCTTTAACAGAGGGACAATGGAACGAATCTTTTCATCAAGAAAATGTAGAAAGAAAGATGTGGAACGATGAAGAAACTTATACTGTAAGAGAATTCAAAGAACTAGAACACCAACCTTTCATGCAACACTTAAATCCAAAGTTTGATGAAGAAGGACACCTTACTGATTCTTGGAATTGGTATGTAAATAATGTTGGTGCAAAATGGTGTAATGTTGAAGATTGTAATTATCATGAAGATACACAAATTTTAAATGGATACTCTGCTTGGAGTGCTCCAATAGATATGTGTAATGCAATTGTTCATCACATACAAGATACTTACAATGACTTCGCACACATCAAGATGACATTTGAAGATGAGTTCAGAAACTTTATAGGAATCTATTATATAGAGTCTATTCAAGAAGAAGATGGCTCATGGGTTTCTACTTATGATGAAGAGTATATTGATGATGGCGATATCGCTTACTACATGGAAGAAGTTTTTGGCGATGTCTATCACCAAGATGACTTTGACTGGCATGATGAACACGAAAATTTACGAACAGGAGAACTAGTTATTCCTCAAGAGCATTTAGACGAGATGGTCTATGCTTTCTTTGAGAATGGTACTTTTGGACATATAGATTGAAAGCTGTTCTTTCCAACAGAATCTACATGGAAGTAAGTGAAACTTATCAGTCATACATTGACAAAACACTTACATATTCCATACCCCCACGCCGTCCGACAGATCCCCCTATTATAATTAAAAATATGGGGGTGATTCGTGCTGGGCTCGTCACACTACCAATAGGTCGTACTGATTTGATACCAGACGAATACGAAGTAAAGGACAAACGCGTAGACTCACCCATAGAACCACTTGACTTTAAGTTCACTTTACGTGACTCTCAACAGTTCGTATATGATGAAGTCAAAGACAGTTGTATAATTAACGCTTGGGTAAGCTGGGGTAAGACTTTTACTGCGTTAGCTATCGCAAATAAGTTAGCACAGAAAACACTGATTGTAACACATACACTTGCGCTACGGTCACAGTGGGAAAAAGAAATAAAGAAAGTCTTCGGGGTTACGGCGGGTGTGATAGGTTCAGGAAAATTTGATACGAATAGTCCTTTTGTCGTTGGAAACATACAAACTTTGTACCGAAATATAGACAAAATTCAGAATGAGTTCGGTACACTTATATTAGACGAGATGCATCATGTGAGTAGTCCAACTTTCACACGAATTATTGATGCTTCACGAGCAAGGTACAAAATTGGATTAACTGGAACAATGCAACGTAAAGATGGGCGACATGTAATATTTCGTGACTATTTTTCGTCCACGGTGTTCAAGCCTCCCCGAGAGAATTATCTTACTCCAAGAGTTGACATTGTAAAATCGGGAGTTCGCTTTCTTGATGGCAATGTTGACTGGGCATCACGAATCAACGCACTTGCATATAATTGGGAGTACCAAAATATGATGTCTGTACTTGCGGCAAGTTATGCGGCAAAGGGGCATAAGGTGCTAGTTGTCAGCGATCGCGTTGATTTTCTGAAAAGCTGTCACAGACTTGTAGGAGAAAATGCAATCTGCGTAACAGGTGAAGTTCCACATGAAGAAAGACCTGCGATGATTAAGGAAATTTTCAGTACAAAAGACATACTTTTTGGCACACAGTCTATATTTTCGGAAGGTATTAGCGTAGATTGCCTAAGTTGTCTTATTTTGGCGACACCCGTAAACAATGACCCACTACTGACACAGCTTATCGGAAGAATTATAAGACTCTACGAAGGCAAACCACAGCCAAGAATCGTAGATATACACTTAGAAGGTCGCACAGCTAGAAAACAAGCAAATGCGAGAATGGGGTACTACATGAAACAAGGTTATGAGGTTTCAGAAGTATAGCACAGAAAAATGTTTCTTGACAAAAAGTTATAAATTTGATATAATATGTTATTCTATAATTGGGAAAAAATAAAAAGGGAAAGCAATGGGAGTGTTAAGGATGTTTTAACAATCCTTCATATACTTACCTATAAATTACCCCCTGTGAATAGATACGATAGAAAGTTCAAGTTTTGGACTAAAAGTTTTCATGGAAATAGTTTCCTTGTAAACCCAAAACCTCTGTTCATTCAAAGAAGGAGATATTCGGATAGCGAGATTGCTCAGTATGCAGGTATCGCATCCTTACGCAACTATTACGAGTATCAAAAAGATAAAGATACCACACTAGACCTCTTTCACTTTCGTGGTAGAGAGGACATTATTAAAAAGAACAGATTACTTTGGATTGAAGATGATAGAATACATTTTAAATTTGAAGAAATCACATTAGGAGAAATGAAATGGCAATAAAATTTAATCAAGCCAAGGGCGAAGCCCAAAAAAACAAAATAGATAGTTATCAGTATGTAGAAGGCGATAACAAAGTTCGTTTAGTCGGTGACATGTTACCAAGATATGTTTATTGGCTAAAAGGTGAAAATGGTAAAAACTTACCTTTTGAGTGTTTATCATTTGATAGAAACACCGAAGCATTTAACAACCTAGAAAAAGACTGGGTGAGAGAGTATCATCCTGAGCTTAAATGTGGTTGGTCTTATGCTATTCAATGTATTCATGACGGAAAAGTCAAAGTCCTAAATCTCAAAAAGAAACTCTTAGAGCAAATCATGGTTGCCGCAGAAGATCTCGGCGATCCGACTGACCCTGAGACTGGTTGGGATGTGCACTTCAAAAGAGTTAAAACTGGACCAATGGCTTACAATGTTGAATACCAACTACAAGCACTGAAGTGTAAACAAAGACCTCTTGACGAGGTAGAACAAGAGTTGATTGCTGAGTTAAAATCAATGGATGAAGTCTTACCAAGACCTACACCAGATGCTCAGAAAGAACTTCTTGACAGATTAAGAGAAGGTGCTTCAAACGAACCAGATGAAACTATCACTGACGAGTTTGACGTATCATGATTGGGGTAGGACAAGAGTTTCCTGCATTTGAATTGCAAGGAGTAAATGAAAATAATGAATTTGTAACTGTTTCAGTTGACGATCATTATGAGCCTCTAAAACATGACTATACAGTTATTTACTTTTATCCAAAAGATTTTACTTTTATCTGCCCTACTGAAATAAAGGGAATGGACATGTTAGTAGATGAAGCAAATGTTATCGGCATAAGTGGTGATAATGAGTTTTGTAAATTAGCTTGGAAACAAGATAATGAACTCATTAGAGATATTAAACATCCCTTAGCCGCTGACTGTGGATTAAAACTTTCCCATGAACTAGGTATAGTAAATGAGGCAGAAGGAGTATGCTTTAGAGCAACTTACATTATTGACTCTTATAACCACATTCAACATGTTTCTGTAAATACTCTAGATACAGGAAGAAACGCAAATGAAGTTTTACGAACACTACAAGCTATTAAAGCTGGTGGTCTTACAGGTTGTGAATGGCAACTAGGAGATGAGTTCGTAGGATGATTTTATTTACTGCAGATTGGCATATTAAACTAGGACAGAAGAATGTTCCCGTTTCGTGGGCATGTACTCGTTACAAGTTATTTTTTGACCAAATTTATGAACTAGAAAAAGATGTTGATTTGCACATCATTGGTGGGGACTTGTTTGACCGAGTCCCCAGCATGGATGAACTTACACTCTACTTTGACTTTGTAAAGGGAGTTAGTGTTAGAACTATCATCTATGATGGCAATCACGAAGCTACAAAGAAAAACAAAACTTTCTTTACAAATTTAAAAAGAGTTACAAGTGAACTAAATCCATTAGTAGAAGTAGTAGATGAAACTACTTATGGAAAAATGGTTCCACATGACTATGCAATACTACCTTACGCAGACTTACACAAAAAAGATGCTATAGAAAGTATAGATGCAGATATTTTATTTACTCATGTGCGTGGAGAAATACCACCTCATGTACAACCAGAAGTAGACTTAGACAGATTTGATAAATTCAAACTTGTGTTTGCAGGAGATTTACATGCTCACGAGAATACTCAACGAAATATTGTATACCCTGGCAGTCCTATGACGACAAGTTTTCATCGTAATCGTGTAAAAACTGGCTACTTACTTATAGATAATAAGGATTGGAGTTGGACATGGCATGAATTTAACTTACCACAGTTACTTCGTCAAACTGTAACAGACCCAAGTGAAATGGTACAGACATTGTACGACCACACTATCTATGAGATAGAAGGCGATGTTGCAGACTTAAGTAATATTAAGAACAGCGAACTACTTGACAAGAAAGTTATAAAACGAAAGACAGAGGCGACACTAATATTAGACCAAGATATGTCTATGGAAGAAGAGTTATCAGAATATCTTAGTTTCATATTAGAGTTAGAAGAAAACAAAGTTAAGAAAATTTTAGGAGTGTTTAGTGATTACGCTAAAGAAGCTGAAGTGGGATAATTGTTTCAGTTATGGATCGGACAATGAATTAGATTTAAGTTCCGACATAGTTACTCAACTTGTTGGGACAAATGGAACTGGTAAAAGTTCTATTCCATTAATACTTGAAGAAGTATTGTTCAACAAAAACTCAAAAGGAATAAAGAAAGCAGACATACCAAATCGTGAAGTCAATAATGGCTATGATATATCTTTGACTTTTGATGTTGTAGACGACCAGTATGAAATTGATGTTGTTCGTAGGGCAAATATAAAAGTAAAACTCTATAAGAACGGAGAAGATATCTCAAGCCACACAGCTACTAATACATACAAAACATTAGAACAAATAATTGGAATTGACTTCAAAACTTTTTCTCAAATTGTATATCAGAATACTAATGCAAGTTTACAATTTTTAACTGCTACTGATACAAATAGAAAAAGATTTCTTATTGACCTTTTACAGTTAGATGACTATGTAAAATACTTTGAAGTTTTTAAGGAATTGTCACGCACTTTAGGTGGAGATGTTTCACGCATACAAGGGAAAATTGACACAATTATTAAGTGGTTAAATGATAATAAATTAGAAGATACATCACTACTTCCAAAATTAGATTTACCATTTTACTCGGAAGAAGATGAAGAATCTTTACGTTCTTTACAAATAGAAATGGAAAATATTTCTGAAATTACGAAAAAAATTAATCAAAACAATTTGTATAAAAGCCAGTTGGAATCCATAGATATTGGATTAGCGAAAGAGTTTCTGAGTATGAATGATTATGAAGATACTTCTGACTTAAAGCAATCTCTTGGAGAACTTACTAGCCGTGCTAGTCTTGAGAACAAAATGATTAAAAAGTATACCGATCTTCAAGAAATGGATGAAGGTCGTTGCCCTACTTGTGAACAACCAGTAGATTATGAATTTATTTCTACACAACTAAGAAACCATATATCAGAGAAAAATGGTTTTGTAGAAAGAATAGATGCAGTAAAGAACAGTATCTCTAGAATAGAGAATACAAATAATACATTCACACAAATGAAACAAATGGTAGATAATTATGAAGATTTACTAAGAAGTGTGGATATGACACTTGCAAATGAAGTTCCAAATAGTAATGAACTGCAAGAAAAGATTGAGAAGATAAAAGGTAGAATTAGAGACAGAAAAAGTCGTGTTGAAGAAATTATTGCAGAGAACGAAAAAAGAGAAAGACACAATACACGACTCTCAATCATACAGGAACAACAAACAGATTTTGAAAACCAACTAGATGATTTATCTGCCAGTATTGGTGAAATAGAAGATAAGTTATCACATGTTGAAATTTTAAAGAAAGCATTTAGTACAAATGGACTACTTGCTTACAAAATAGAGAATCTTGTAAAAGATTTAGAAGTACTAACTAATGAGTACCTAGCAGAATTATCTGATGGTAGATTTAGTCTTGAGTTTGTAGTATTAAATGACAAACTCAATGTAGAAATAGATGATAATGGTAAAAAAGTAGACATACTTGCCCTGAGTGCAGGAGAGTTAGCAAGAGTTAACACTTCTACACTACTTGCAATTCGTAAGTTAATGAGTAGTATTTCTAAGTCCAGAATCAATGTATTATTTCTAGATGAAGTAACAAATGTACTTGACGAGTTAGGGAAAGAAAGAATGGTTGAAATATTACTAAGAGAGGAAAACTTGAATACTTATATAGTATCACATGGCTGGACACATCCACTATTGTCCAAGATAGAAGTAATAAAAGAAGATAAAATTAGTAGATTAGATGGTCAATCCTAGACAAAAAGGAAACCGAGGAGAACAACAAGTCATTAGTCTTTTAAATAGATTGACTGATGAAGAATGGGTACAAACTCCAGGCTCTGGTAGTGGAAAGATAAAAGGAGATTTACAAGTACCACTGAAGCATAATATATTTACTGTGGAAGTTAAGTTCTATAAACATGTCGGTTTTGACAGTAAGATTTACACTCAAAAAAGTAATAATCTTTATAAATGGTGGAGTAAACTGTGTAAACAAGCACAGGATATGCAACAAGAACCTTTACTAATATTCAAAGAGAATCATGGTAAGTTCTTTGTTGCAACAGTACGAAAACCAAAAAATACATTGCGATATATGCATATTGCCTGGCTGGGTGCATATATACTTATCGCAGAACACTGGCTAGAAAAAGAGGAGATAGTATTTACAAATGGCGATCACATTCTCAGACCTTGGGAACCCAATTCAAAATGGGAACTTGCTGATAGTTGATGGTCTAAACATTGCATTTAGATGGAAACATCAGGGTGTATTAGACTTTAAATACGATTACATCAGAACAGTAGAAAGTTTAGCAAAGTCATATAATGCTGGCAATATAATAATATGTGCTGATGGTGGTAGTAGCTATCGTAAAGAAATTTTTCCTGAGTACAAAGCAAACCGTAAAGAGAAATATGCAGAACAAACTGCCCAAGAAGAGAAAGAGTTTGAAATGTTTATGGCGGAGTTTGCTAATACTCTAACAGAGTTAAGAAAGAAATATCCAGTTTTTCACTTCAAAGGAGTGGAGGCTGATGATATCGCTGCTTATATCTCTATGCATCTTGACGACTTTGGATTAGATGAGTGCTGGTTAATATCATCAGATAAAGACTGGGACTTACTTATCAATGATAGAGTCTCAAGATTCAGTACTGTTACTAGAAAGGAAACAACAGTACACAACTGGGATGAACATTATGACTTTGAAATCCCAGATTATATCACATTCAAATGTCTGACTGGCGATAAAGGGGATAATGTTCCAGGAATACCTGGAATCGGTCCAAAACGTGCAGTTCAGCTAATGGAACAATATGGAGACGTTTTTGATATCTATGATGCCTGTCCTATTGACGGAAAATATAAGTACATTCAAAATCTCAATGAAAATGCAGAACAACTTCTTATGAATGTTGAACTGATGGATTTGGTTACTTATTCCGAGACAGCTATTGGAAAAGAAAACACAGAAGTTATTCACACAACTTTAGAAAGGCACCTAAATGAAAATAGATTATAGTAAAGATAATTTACTTCCAGATTTTGCAATTAAAACTCTGGAAGATCGCTACATGGTTGGCGATGAAAAAAGTCCTCAAGAGGCATTTGCTCGTGCAGCAAAGGCTTTTGCAGATGACGATGACCATGCACAAAGGTTATATGATTACGCAAGTAATCTATGGTTTATGTTTGCCACACCTGTATTGTCAAATGGTGGTACAGAACGGGGCATGCCTATCTCATGTTTTCTAAACTATGTTGAAGATTCAAGAGAAGGTATAACAGACCATTACACAGAGAATGCATATCTATCATCATATGGTGGTGGTATTGGTGGTTCATGGAGTTCAGTTCGTTCACAAGGAACAAAGACTTCAAAAGGATCAGAGAGTACAGGAGCGATACCATTTATGAAAGTGGTAGATGCTGAAATGCTTGCATTTTCACAGGGAGTTACTAGAAGAGGTAGTTATGCTTCTTACTTACATATGTCACACCCTGAAGTAGAAGAATTTTTAGACATTCGTAAGCCAACAGGCGGCGATGTCAATCGTAAGTGTATAAACTTACATCACGGAGTAGTAATTCCTGATAGATTCATGGAGATAATACACCGTGCAACACACGAACAAGACTTTGATGATAGTTGGGAACTTATAGATCCTCACACTCAAGAAGTTAAAAAAGTAGTGTCTGCAAGAACACTATGGGTAAAGTTACTACAGAATCGTATGGAGACTGGAGAACCTTACTTAATGTTTGAAGATGCTGTTAACGCAGAACTTCCAGACTTTCAGAAAAGAAAAGGATTGTATGTAAATCATAGTAATCTTTGTTCTGAAATTACTCTTGCAACCAACGAAGAAAGAACAGCAGTATGTTGTCTTTCAAGTGTGAATTTAGAGTACTATGATGAATGGAAAAATGTACCAGCATTTATTCCAGACTTAGTACGAATGTTAGATAATGTATTACAACATTTTATTGACCACGCACCTAATGAAATGGAAAGAGCAAAATACAGTGCTTCACGGGAGAGAAGTATTGGCTTGGGCGCTATGGGGTATCATGCATACTTACAAAGAAATAAGATTGCTTTTGAAAGTATGTTTGCAAGTGGGTCTAATTATCAAATGTTCAAACACATTAAAGATCATGCTTTACAAGAAACTCGTAGACTTGCAGTTGAGAGAGGCGCATGTCCAGACGATGATACTTGTGAAGTAAGAAATGCACATTTACTAGCTATAGCTCCAAACGCAAGTAGTAGTATTATTTGTGGAAACACAAGTCCAAGTATAGAACCTTTCCGTGCTAATGCATTTACGCAGAAAACAAAGAGTGGTTCTTTCTTACAAAAGAATAAATACTTGGAAGAGTTACTAGAAAGTAGAGATGCAAATACAGATACAGTATGGAAAGATATCATTACCAATAAAGGTAGTGTTCAACATCTTGATGTACTTACCAGTGAAGAAAAAGAAGTATTTAAGACTGCTGTAGAAATTAATCAGTCTTGGGTAATAGAGCATGCTGCACAAAGACAAGAGTTTATCTGTCAGTCGCAGAGTGTTAATTTATTCTTTCCACCTGATGTAAATAAAGCAGACTTGCATAATATTCATATGTTAGCGTGGGCAAAGAATCTTAAAACTCTTTATTATCTAAGAAGTGAGGCTATTTCAAGAGCAGACAACGTATCAAACAAAGTAAAAAGAGAGATAATTTTTGAACAAGAAGGTTGTCTGAGTTGTGAGGGATAATGAAAGCATTTATAGTATCAATCTGTTTTGTATTAGTGGCAGTTGTCATGTATGCAAACAGTCAATCACAATACGGTGGTGCATCTAGAGTGCATCAATGTACTGGTCAGTGTTATGCTGAGTACACAAAACTAAACGGATCACCAGCAGAAATAGAACAGCAGAAAAGATTGCTTGCTGCTAATTCTAGTCCTGCAGAACTTGGAGCAAAACTCTACAACGGGTGTGCTGCATGTCATGGTGGAAATGGAGAAGGCGGAGTCGGTCCAGCATTAGTTGGTCAAACTTCAGAAGAAATAATCAGTAAGTTAGTAGCTTACAAGAATGGTGAAACAAGAGGAGCGCAGTCTGTACTCATGTGGGGACAGTCAGCTGGACTTTCAGATGCAGATATGCAAAATCTTGCGGCATACATTATAACTTTTTA